TACTGGAATTCCATACTCATCAATAAATCCTTCGTAGTTCCATTCCATTGGGATAAACAAAGAGTATAAACCAGATTTTGTCTGACCATTTCTATTTCGCTTAGTGACATTTGATGCATTGTATAATTTTTTAAAATTGTCTCCGCCTTTATCTAACGCGTTTGAAGTTGATCCCATCATGCACTTGCCAACTATTCTACTACCTAACCGTAAACATGTTTTAGTAACTCTCCAGTTGTTTAGTATATTATCAGGTCTTTCCCATTTACCACTCTCATCATGTACCAACAAGCTTAATTTTTCACCATCATAGCTGTTGTCGCCAGTATTTTTCCAGTCTATAGTTGTATCTAATCCCTGTATATCTTCTAACTTTTCGTTAGCTGTTATTTTTTTACGAGTAAACTTACTAGCTGGAACTCTATAGGCTAGCTCAGACTTAGGGCGATCCATACCGTCTTGAACAGGTTTAAAGAAAAAAGGATAGTTTATACTAATTGGCACTACTTTATCTGTAAACATTTTTTTAGCATCAGCACCTGTTTTAGAAAGTATACCAAACCTACTATCACTTGCGAGTGTAGCTAAGTTAACTGTTTCAGCGGATGACATAAACGAAAAACCTGATCTTCTGTTTTTTAGGTAACACATACCATAACATCTTTTATCAGCCTTACACGCTTCCCAAAATATATAGAACAGTCTATTTGCTTCTCTAAAATCAGGAGCACCTACATCAATCTTGCTCCATTGAAGATACATATAATGAGTACCCGTTATGTACGTTGATTTATTATTATTTACAAACCAAAACCCTTCTTCTCTTCTTTTAAACTCTTGGTCTATATACTCATACCACTGTTCTTTTTGCTCTTCTGGATATGCTCTCCAATCAAATATGTTTTTTAATCTACTTAATTCTCTTGGGTATTCTAACCTTTGCCATTTGTTTTTTTCGTTGCTATACACTCGCACTGGTTCCAACGGCAGGCCAATTCGCAAACCTTGCATTTCATATATCTCACCAATTTTTCCAGTTTTTGAGATAACCACGATATCATGTTCTTTATTGTATCCATATTTCCATTTTTTACCTTTATTAAGTCTACTTAACGTAGTCTTTTTTATAGGTTCGATTATTTTATATAAACTTTGTTCGTACATCATCTAGATCTTCCTTCTGCAAATCCTTTAAATACTTTTTCTTTTTTTTCTTCAGGTGTTTTACCTTCCAAAAGGTTTTCTTCTTCTTGGATTCTATTAAGTATTTCAAACGCGTCAAATATAGCTAGCTTTTTAGTAGCAGCAGCATTTTTTAACCTATCTGCTGATATATCGTCATTTGAATCTACAATTGCTTCTTTAGCAACTTTAATAAGCTCTTCAACTGCTTTGTGTCCAGCTTGGATTATACTCTTCTTCGTCTCCTTGATATTCATATTTAATTGTAATAAAATTAGATAAAACTCGATATAGTCTTTCACCATCAACAACAAACTCATATTCACTGCTAGGTCTAAAACCAACTAAATCATTAACGCCAACAGTGCCATCTGAGTACTTAACAATACCTTGTAAAGGTTTTTCTGATTCAATATTAAATTGATCTACTGCTTTTAAAGGTTTTACAAAACAATAACCTTTTGGAGCTATCCACTTGTCATTTCTTTTGTATAAAAAAATTTGATCTAAACCTATCATGTAAGTAGATTCATTAAAATAACTTCTGCTATTTTTTTCTATACCTTTTACGTTGTGCCATCTACGAAACACATTGTGGTGTACTACAACTGTATCTCCTGGTTTTATATCTGTATCACCAATAATTGGAGTTGATATAACCTCTGCTTCTCTATTGACATACTGATGGTTAAAAATTTCTGTGTTAAGAATTAACTCTCCACGATCTAATTTTTTAGTATTGTTATATCTTTCTCCTTTTGGTTTTACAACAAAGTTGTAAACGCTCCTCATTAGTATTGTAGATTATATTCTACGGATACAGCCATGTTTTTGTTAAAGTCTTTCCATGGCAATACATCTTTGCCTTTTTTAATATAAACAGAAAATTTATCTTCTTCTTCTATTATATCGCAAATAGTATGTCCACCATATACCTCTTGACCAACAGCATAGTGCATAGCGTCGTTTTTATAATCTTTACCTATACTAATCTTTCTTATCAGCTTCGCCATTTTCTTTTGGATAATTTATAGTACCATCAGTAATATTAACGTCAAAAGTACCATATTCTTTTTCAAATTCTAATTGCAATGCTGTTAAGTCTTCTCTTAATGTAGACATAGCATGTACTAGTTCGTGTTTTCTTATTTCAATCCCACCTATTTCAATTTGAGATCTATTAAGGTTGTTTACTAGATCTTGCATTTTTTTCAAATGCTTTTCAGAAATTTTTTCTGGTTTTAAATCTATTATTTCTTCTTTTTTTGCCATTTTGTTTTAATTTTAGTTAATTTTATTTAATTGTTAATATTTATAAGCCAAGTTTTGTGGTTAAATAATTGTGAAGATTTGTTATCTCGTCACCTGAAACTGCTTTTTTATAAACAAGAAGCTCGTAGATGTGGCCGTTTAAAAATCTATCAGCATTTCTAGTTCCTAAACTTTTAAACTCAGCGTCACCAGTGTTTGCCGCTTGTGACGTTTGAGCTAATAAACTTCCGTTTTTATATACTAAAAGATTTCCAGTAGCTCCCGCTTCTCTAACTACAGTGATTAACATTTTTCCCGTACCAAATTGATCGTCACCATCTGGATTTATAGTAGTAGTTGTAGAGCCAAGTCTAATTCTTATTTTATCTGCTTTATCAGATCCACTAGGATTTGTAAATTCTAAAAAGTGAGTGGTACTATTAAGACCAAGTACACACATATTAGCACTAACACTAGTTAATTGTATTACGAAAGATACAGTAAAACCATCTTGAGCAGCAATTTCTATTTCACTTGCCATGTCATAGTGATCGCCTTCTGAAGATGTAAAATCTAAACCACCTTCTGAAACAGTAGCTTGATCACCAGCTGTTACTTGTCTAACATGCCTACCTTCACCAGAAGAATCATCCCACTGTGCAGCAGTAACTCCAGTATTATTTTTTAGCCAAAGACTTAAACTAAGTATATCTGTAGGTAAAAAATCTCCAAAAGCGCCAGCAATGCTTCCTGATAAACTAACTCCTAATCCTAACATTAGTTTCCGAAATAACAAATCACACCACCGTCAGCATCTGCTTCTGGAGTGACACTAGTCCATCTACCAAATATAGTAGAACCACCTTTAAACTTAGCACCACTAAGTGTTAAACCACCATCACCGTGGTCACTAGCGTTAGTATCCGCGTGAGATTGCTCGTGAGCCGTTTGTACAGTGTTGAAAAACATAGCTGGATCTTCAGCCACTAAAGCCGTTGGTGTGTTGTCTTGTATAAAGTATATTGCTATTATAACTTTTCCACTTGGAGGTGTTACAGCAGAAGCTGCGTCACAATAAGCGCTTCCTAGTTGTCCAAATTGGTAAGAAATTTCTGTTGAATTTATTCCCATAATTTTATTTTTTTACTTTTTCAAATGATCGACCACCAAAATAAGCACCGATCACAGTTATTAATACTAATTGAAGTAAATCCACCCAAGATGACTTTACTTCAAAGTTTAATGCACCAGCGTCTATAAATATTAACAGCATGGTGCATACTATTAAAAATATTAATACCATTGGCCTAACGTTTTTACTAAGCCATGAATCTGATTTTAAATCTGCTTCCCATCTACTAGTAATGTTTTTTTCCATTTCTATTTGATAGTTTGCAACTAATTCTTTTATTTTTCTTTCTGCCTCAAGCTTTTCTTCGCCAGACGTATGTAAGTTGTCTATAACACCTCCTACACCCTTAACAAGATCTGCAGCTCCTCCAGAAAATAAGTTTGTCAATATACTCATAGTTTAATTTTAATACCCTCCACCGCCTCCACCACTAGGTGGTAATGGTGTTGGAGTTATAATAGTTTGTGGAATTGTATCTTCTTCTGGACTTAATGGTGCTATCTGTTGTTGAGTAACCGTAGGCATACCTACAGTATTACCACCCGCCCATTTACTTAAAAGATCATCTTCTAATTTAGTGCTTTGGTTAACTACACCTTTTATAACACGCATAGCGTGAGCGTGGTTGTTTCCAGGCATATAGCCTATTCTACCATCATGCTCGTGAGTGTGGAAGTTTGTTAATCCGTATTGCTGACCAAAAGATCTAGCATCTTTAGAACTATAAAAAACAGGAATATTATTTACTTTACACAGTATACTCATTTTTTTGCAAATTTTTCTAGTCCGCTTATTCCAAAGCATCCTAGCACTACAAATACAAAAGAATCGTATACAAACTCGTTAATAGCTAAGTCTCTTCCTAGCCAACCTGTTATAAGGTCTACTATCATAATCACACACATTATTGCAAATGCAATGAATCCTACCACTGATTTTTCATTCCACTCGTTATCATCTTTAAAAATGTTCACTACTTTTTCTTTTTAGTCATTTTTTTCTTAACGACTTTTTTCTTTTTAGGTCTTCCAACCTTTGATCCGTATGTTCCTTTTCCGTATGGCATGTTATCTATTTTTGTCTTTAATCATATCATCTATAGCTTTATTGTAAACTTTATCTGTATATGATTTGTTGTTATAAAATACACTTCTTTCTGAAGTGGGTAAGTCTTCCTCACCTAGTAGAATCCTATATATTCTACTTATCATTTGAGAGCACTTAAAAGAAGTCTTAAATACAGAGTACATAATAGTAGTTCTATTCCTATGCCTCCAGGTTTCTATCCAACCTTCTCTTTTTAATCTCTCCCATCTTGCTTTATCCCACGAGTATGTATAAAC